TAGTGCTAATAGCGCCAAATACAGAAGCAACTCCGTTATTTCCTTGTGATGCATTTCCTACACCAGCACCACCACCACCTATAGTCACAGAATAAGAAGCACCAGTCGCAACAGTCACAATACCTGTCAACAAACCACCAGCGCCGCCACCTCCTAAAAGCGCACCACCTCCACCGCCAGCAACAACAAGATACTCAACCCATCTAGGGGCGATGTAACCCGACCACGCGCCTTGGCTGATGGCTTGGTTAACTTGCTTTAGATTGAATAGACCTGATGCCATATGACCTCAAAATGTAATTGTTCCAGATGCCACGAATTTATACACCCGATACTGACCGGCAATGTATGTTTCTGGTGATCCAGTTGTTGATGCCGCTGGCAGTAAGTATGAAGGATAACGGATGATGACTATGCCTGAACCGCCTGCGCCTGATCCATAGTATCCAGCAGTATTGTTTCCGCCTCCCCCGCCTGAACCAGAATTAGCTACAGCACTTGTTGCTAATAATCCAAGAACAGCATTGCTACCATTACCTGCTCCAAAACTACCGCCCAAATAATTTGAAACATTTACGCTAGTGTTCATACCACCACCACCACCTCCAGCGTATTGTTTTGGTGAACCTGATATTGATGAAACAACACCTGCACCACCAGAACCGTTTAAACCTACTGAACCAGCACCACCGCCTCCACCACCAACATAAGGGCTTATTGAACCGCTACCACCAGCATTTCCTTGGCCTGATATTCCAGTGCCACCACTACCTGCTGTTGTGTTTCCTGTTCCTCCACCACTGCCAGAACCACCAGATAAACCATTATTTGTGCCATCACCATAAGAGCCACCACCTCCACCTCCTGTGGCAATTATTGAACCAAATATGCTACTAGAACCGTTGTTACCTTGAGCGGCAGAACCTACAGTACCAGCACCACCCGCACCAACGGTAATGGTAATGGATGATCCTGTGGTTATTGAATATCCAGTTGCAGTTAAAAATCCACCCGCACCACCTCCGCCTCCAATAGGAGTACCTCCTGAACCCCCGCCAGCCACGACAAGGTATTCCACCGTTGTGACAGGGTAGTTAAGGCCGTTATAGGTAGCAGATAAAACGCCGCCCGTATATCTTTGAGACATGATTGCCTCCGCTTATGTTGCTGGGCCGTCAAGAATTTCGTAGCTAATTGTGTAAGTAATACCGCTGTTCGTGCCAGATGTTACGGTAATTGATCTATCTTCTATCAAATAGATAGCTGACGTTTTATCCACAACAATCAGAGAAGCATCAGCAGGGACAGACACTGTAGAAGCAATTGGAAAAGCCGTACCGCTTGATGGCGCATTGCCTTGAGTCTGAGCGCCATTAGTGTAGATAGACACAGTAGCGTCTACAGCCGAAGAGCCGTTTACGTTAGCTGCAACAATCTGGTTAATTTTGTAAACCTGATTACTGGTTGATGTGTTTGCAAGTAACACCACAGCAGTTGTACCGCCGGGGGTAAGCTGCGTAGTTGTACCAAAAATCTTGAGTGATGAACCAGCAATATTAGGATTTGCCATGATATTTCCTTATAGACCAAAGACGAGAGCCATTGCCACTGCTTGACCGCGAGTAGCGCCGCCTGCCGCAGCAGCTTGAAAAGTAGGGGCCGCGCCAGCATTAGCAGTTAAAACATACCCCGGCGTACCTGCCGCTGTCGTAGCCAATGCGCCTGATGTAGCCGCATAAGTCACGCCATACTGTGTAAATGCACTAGACTGCCCTGTACCACCCGATGTAGCAGCAACAGGAATTGTAGCCGTCAAGGTTGTAAACGCACCCGCCGCAGGAGTGGTTGCACCCACAGTACCGTTTAAAGGGCCACCAAAACCTGTGGATGTCAGCGTAGTGCCGTTCCATGTCAGGTTAGAAGAGGCACCAAACGCACCAGCACTGTTGAACTGAACCTGCGTGTTAGAGCCTGCAGCAGAACCACCGCCCACATTTACAAAGTCAGGAGTAGCAAGGCCGCCGTCCCAAGCAATGATTGCACGTGTTCCAGCCGCTACCGTTACACCCGTTGTAGGGGATGTGGGCCCACCGCGAACTGTTATCGCAAAACCGCCGGTAGTGTCATTGATGACAACGTAAATTTTACTTTGCTTGGGGGTGTTGATATTACGAAGTGCTGTTCGCGCGCCCGTGCACAGGAGAATTGCGTACTGAGAGCTATTTCCTGTGAGACCCGTACTTAAATAAGAACCTTCTGTAACCGCCAGATCAATGTCTGCATCAGTGGTAATTGTCTGTGTTCCAGCTACCGCAACGTCCACAATCTGTGAGATGGCGTTGTTAACGGTATCGCCCCACTGCCCAGACAGTGTGCCTGTTGCCGGGAGGTTTAGACCTATAAGGGATGTCTTTGCCATTTATTGCTCCTACTGAGTAGAGATTTCCGTCCAACCGGGCGATTCCGTTGTATCAACATCACCCCAGCCCGGTGTTTGCGGATTGCTGATATTTTGCCATGTAACGCCTTGTGTGTCATCAATAATTTCCCACAAGAATCGTCCACCATTTGTTTCTGTTATAGCCATCGTTTCCGTCCGGCTTAAATTGTAGTTTGCAATACCGCCGTTTACTTCAGCAATAGCCACAGACTCAGTTAAAAACTCTGTGTAAAACGTTCCTACGGTTGTCCCTTCTGCAATAGCCATCGACTCTACGATGGTCATAATCAGCACAGCCACCTGTGCTTCCGCTATTGCAATCGACTCCGATATATTACCCAAGAATATAGCGACTGCTGTCTCTACATCCACAATACTCATTGAATCCGCAACGCTCTCGTTATAACTCGTCTGCGCTGCGTTTGTATCCGCAATAGCCTGAGACTCAGACACACTCTCGTTGTAGCTGGTAATTGCTGTATTTGCATCAGCAATCGCCATGGACTCCGCAATCGTTCCGGGGAATAGTGCTGTAGCAGATTGCGCCTCTGTGAATTCCATTGAATCACTTGCCGCCACATTCATCGTCAGAGCTACAGTCTGAACATCCTGAATGCCCGATGTGCCACTCCACGACCCAGAACCCCAAGCACCTTCACCCCAAGACGTGCCGTTTGTCAACGACTCCGTGATACTTACTTCAATATACAACCCAGCCGCAGTGGAGTCAGCAAGTAGGGCGGTTTCAGTAACGCTGACAGGAAAAGTCTCTCCCCCGCCCCATGCGTTATCACCCCACGCGCCTGATCCCCAAGCTAAGGCCATTTTATGTCGCTGTTAATGTCAATGTATACGTTACAGCAATTGTGTCGCCGTTAACAACAGATTTAGGACTTGAAAAATCACCAGCAGAAAACAATGTTGGGTCAGTATTATCTTTAAGTGCGCTACCGCCAATGTTGATAAAACAACCCGCAACCACGCCCGTGCCAGTCATAGAAAATGACACCGCAGAAGACGTAGCTTTGCTACCCGCAGAAGCCACAGCAAATGAGGGTGCAGGACGATTACCTGAATACGTGGGAAGATTAACGCCGCCCACTTCCAACCATGTTGGGTGCGAAGCTTGTGTGTCCGATGCAGCGGCTGTGCCCACACCTTTTAAACCCATGACAACTGCGCCTGCTGCAGCATTACCCAGAATGGTATTTAGGGTCAGGTTACGGCCAACAGTGGTAACAATGTTTTCAATATTGTCTGTCCATTTAATAGCGCCATCAGCACCGTAACAAACAGCGGTGTAATAGCCCTCTATGCCCACATTATCTTCAGGCGCAGTGTTGTATTTTGTAACTGCGGCTACTTGGTCGGTAACGGTAACTTTGTCTAAGCTCATGGGAGGCTCCTTAAGAGATGCGGATTAATGCGTTTTCCGGATTGTTTGTCGGAAGTTGAATGGTAAAAGATTGGCCTAACATGGTTTGGTCTACACCAAAATTAAGCACGCCAACTGATTTTCCCGCCTTGGTAGCGTTGTAAATCAATGCGCCACGCGTGGTGAATGTTGCACCTACCCATGCAGGATTGTCAAAATTAACATACGCCACCCCCTGTGAAAGGAGAACAGTGATATTTGTTAAAACCAGACCCAGTGCGGTGTAGCCTGTTCCAGATACTTCGTTTGTGCTGCTGTACACAGTTGTGGTAGGTCCTAGAATAGCAGAGGACGTATACAGCGCAATACGAAACGTATCCGTTGCAAAATCATGCACACCCAGCAACAACTGCTGTTTAAAACTATCGGTAAGTCCTGCTGTAATCATCTATTACCTCACAGGCAGTTTAACTTGACCATCGCGATAAGCATCACCACGTTGCTTACCATCACCCAAGTTCTTCAAGAGCATCAATGCTTCTTTGTACTTGGTATCGTACAAAACCATCATATCTTGTTCGCCCTTCATGTATGTATACGCTTCTACCAAGCAACCATACAAAAGTGCAGAGTCAAAGTTATCGCCTAACCACGTTGTTTCCGCAGTCACAATAGATGGTGGATAGTAGTAATAATGCAATTCAGCGTAGTAATTTGCATCAGGCGTTGGGCCTAAAATAAACGACAATTCAGCATCATTTGCTGACTGTGGTCCAAAAATGGCGTAATACTTGGGCAGCGCTATGTCGCGGGGATTAGGATACACCTCACGGATAAAGTTGACATCCTTGTTCAACAAGTACGTGTAATCGCCTTGAAAAG